CACCGCCCCCTGACCCGTGATAGTAGTGAACGATGAAGTTACAAGCCCTGTTCGGGTCGTGGTTCATCTTGAAGTCAAGGACCCCGCCATAGCCTCCGACTTGAATATCGGTCTTGCAGGAGTGGTTGAGGATTGTTGCAAAGCGTTGGAGGATATCCGTTTCTTGGTGGTGGATTATTGAAGTTTCGTGGTTCCCATAGCCCACCAAAAGGATGATGTCGGCATAGGGTCGGAACCACTCTACTGCCGTGTCCACAATGGAATCCAAGTACCTGCCGTTGTTGTGTTCTGGGCGAATGTCCTCTTTGCTCCTGCGAGGGTCGCCCTTGCCTTGCATTAAACAGAAAAGGTCCCCGTTGACGAGGACCCCTGCACCTCTACGCTTGGCTTCATCGAGGTGGTTCTGCAACAGGTTGCGGTCGCACTTGGGGTTGTCCCAATGCAGGTCGGACAGGAGCAGGAACTCTTGGGAGCGTCCACACTCAATCGAGTGGACGTTTTTGGAATGCTTGGTTACTTTCATACGAGGTTTTTAAGTTTGGCATTCTCGGCTTGGAGAGTGTGGACCAGTTGTTCCATATCCTCAAGTCGCTGACGCAAACTTACAACCTCATTCCTAAGTTGTGTTAATTCCTTGTTTTGATTCTCGCTGGTAGCCTGCCACATAGCCAAGACCGCTTGGGCTTGCTTGACTTGTAGGGAATCGGACTCGAATCGGCCCTTGGTAAACCAAGCGACCACGCCACCGACAACGGCAGCGATGGTCCCTACGATGGTGGTTTCAATAAGGTTCATTCCTTAACCTTTGTTTTATCTATGGCCATCCAACCGACTGACAACAAGGTCAATACGGAACCGATGATTTCGGTCAGGGTTGCTGCATCGATGATGCCTTTGGCGACAAGGGTTCCACCGATAAAGGTCAAAAGGTGGCGGAGTAATGCGATGACTGCTGCTTTCATAATAGGGAGTTTAGGGGTGTTTTCGGGGGTTTCGGGGTTACGTTTACGGAAAATTCTCATTTGCTCTTGGGTTTGTAGGCGTTGTAGTCGGCTTCGTACTGGGCCTCCCAACCTGCAAAGGCGTGGACACCGCAGGGCTTGGGCCAAATGACGTAGGGTGCAGCGAGTTCGTTGGGTTCGTCTGCGTGGAATAGCACGTCAACCGAGAACTCCTTGCGGACCTTGAGGCAGTTGCCTTCTTCGTCCGTTGTTTCGCATAGGTGTCCGAGTATGACCACGCTATCCATTGGGTCCAACTTGGCGAGGACTTGGTCTGCGATTTTCGCAGAGGGGAACGAGAGTTTACGGAAGCAGGGCATATCAGGGAACCCAAGAAGGGATTAATTTCTCGAATTCTGCAAAGGTCATAAAAGCCGTGTTGCCGTAGTTGTCGCCAACAAGGTAGCCATCGGTAAGGGTCTTAATGATATAGACGTTCATAGTTAAGCGGTTAGGGCTGCGAGTTCGGTGTTGGTCAGGCGAGTCGTGTAGAGCGTGAAGGCGTTGATTCCCGTGTTTGTAATCGTGGAAGTCCCTGTTTCGTATGCGCCAATGAAAACAGCCACAAGGCTTGCTGCAAAAGTGAATGCCGATGTGAGTGTGGTTCCAACTTGAACGCCATTTAAGAAAATTGCCGAATCACCCGACTTATATGCACAAGCCAATTTATAGCGAGTTCCTTCGGTTAGCGTTCCTACCGAGGTGTTAAATATGTTTGCGCTGTTGGCTTGTAAATTCACGGCCATTGAGTTTGTTGAATTGTTATTCCAAAATACCAACCTGTTTTGACCGTTTGCGCTTGAAATTGAACAATGGCCTTGCGTGCTTATGGTGGGCCTACGGAAGATAAAATCAAGGTACATCGTCCCCTCGGTCTGCCCGATGCAACCGCTGACTGCGCCTGATAGGTTTATCACGTCTGCGTTGCGGGTTACCTGACCTGTGGTTGTTGCCATAGGCGATGTAGCAGCAGGGCCAACTTCACCTTGCGTAAAGTCCACCTCAATCACATCGCCACTTGCAGCCAAGCGAATACCAACCGTACCGCTTGCAACGGTTTGAGCAGCGCAGGCGACTTGTGTGTAAATACTTGAAATTGTAACAGTAGTCCAGTTGGTTCCTCCGTTGGTCGTTAATTGAATAGCCCCCGTACCTGACACCCTACGAATATATGCCGAGAAAACACGGCTCTGCGATGCGTGAGATAATGCTTGGAGGACCGTTCCACTTGCAGCCGTTGCGGTAATTGTCGTGGCTCCTGATGCGGTTCCATCTGCACCAACGGCATTCTTTGCGGTTGTTACGGTTGTTCCTGACCAAACGGCATTGTTAAGGCTTCTGCTTTGCAATACCAAGTTGGTCGCAGCAGGCTCAACGAGCAACGCAGGGCAGCCAGCCGTGCCTCCGCTGGTGTAGTAGTCCAACCTCGGAATCCCCGAAGCCACGCTCTCAATCAACCCACTCGCATTCACACGGGTCGCAGTCGTGGCACGGGTTACATTGAAGTCGCCCGATGCACCCAGCACCGTGCCTCCCGATGTGGTCGCAACAGGGGTGTAAAGTTTGCCCGATTTGAATCGTGCAGGTACTAAAATCAGCGATGGTGTCGGCATATTAGAAATTGAAGATTGCAGCGAAGCGGGCGAACAGGCAGCCATTCACGGCAGCCTCGGCAGCAGTCGCCCCGTCAGCCGTAGCCCTTGCGTTGAAAGCACCCCACACCCCGGCAGCAAGTCCGCCTTGCAGCATTGAGATTGGGTAGCCGTAGCCGTAGCCTATCAGCATCGCTTATAGGAATGTGTAACCGATGACTGAACCTGCGCTTGGGGTAACGGCAGTAATCTTACCTCCATTCCTTCCGCTGATAACGATTCCAGCGGAAACGGATTTGCCACTCAAAGCGTAAGCGGTTAGCAGGTCCTCGCCACCAGTTCCCGTAAGGGTCGTGAAAGTCGCAGCAGCATTGACGACTACGAAGTCGTAAACTTTACCGCTAACGGCAGCATCAACGAACTCCATCGTACCGCCCTGACCGAGCATCTGTTGCAATATGGGTGTAGGCATAATTTGCTTTTTAGTATAAATGTAGGTTAGGTAGGAATTTCACAAACTGAATGCCCGAATGGAATCTCAAAGGTCATCGTGGCCTGCCACCCTGCGGTGCGGTCATCTCGGCTCTCTACAAAGCGTGTAAGGCTTACGGAGGCACTAAGAGTCCATTCCTCGCTTGGGTCGTTTGTAAGGGCTGAAATGAAGTCCTGAGCGATTTGCAGTTGGTCGCTCAAGACCTCGTCCTCGTTATCTTGCCAGCCCAATGTCGGACTGCCCGAAACCACGCCACCCATCGGCTTAATGGATTCAACTCTATCACTAAAATATACCCCAACCACCAAGTCCAAAGTACCAGCGTCAGTAGTTGCTGACTGAACGTCTGCAAAAACGAGCGGATAGACGATACGCTCACGGCTTGGGGTTCGAAGATTTATCGTGTTGTCCGTGCCGATTGCAAGAGGGTCCCCCGTCCCGAAGGAGTTGACCTGTGGATGAGCATTTGCAAGGTCCAGCAGGGCCTGCTTGATTTTTATCCATGACATAATTCTGCAGTTTCAGTATGTTTTTTTTATGCGCTCCCATGCTTAGCAGTCGTTACAACCAGCCAAAGGTCCGTAGGGGTAGGGGTAGTCCAAGTTGCTGATTCCCATCCTCCTGTTGCGGTCCAAGACCATTCCCGTGCGGTAGTTGGTAGCGTTCGGGTAAATCGTGTCAAGAGCCGATGGAGGCGAGTTCCAAAGCGGATAGGAATTGCGGTTCTCCATCAGGTACCGGGTGATGCGTTCGGAGTACCACTCGGCATCATTCTTCACTTTGTCGGTCAGCCGGGTGATTTCTTCCATGCTCATCTGCGAGGATTCCTCGCTGGTCCTGCGGACCATGCCCTTGTTCATGTACTTGAACGCAAGCACCATGGGCAGTTCGTAGTAGAGCCATTGAATCATCGCAGGCTGGATGTAGTCCTCCAGCAGCGTTTGGTTCAGGGCCGTAGTCGTACCGCTGACCACTTGGGTTACCAATTCCCCGTACAACGCAGACCCAACGATAGGCTGAATCCGCATCTCCTGCACCTTCACAACCGTTGGGCGGATTTGGGTGTAGGATACGTTCTCGTTGATTATCGAGTTGTCCAAGAGCGTTTCTTCGCTTATGAATAGTGCCTTCATGCCTTGCTGATTTTATTGCCTTTGCGGATAACGAGTTGCTGCTCCCATACGTGCCTGCATTGTGGCCTGTTCACTCCGCTCGGTGTATGATACCAACCGCCTCTGCGATTCCAAACCGAGTAGCCCATGATAGCAGAAATCCCATCAATATCATCACGGGTATAGACCTTGCCTTGGTCGGCCAAGTCCAGCATCACCTTGCAGAACTCACGGCTTGACCGCTTGTCCTTGTTGCTGAATCCTGTGGCCCAAGCGTATTTGTAGCGGACTTCCAAGACCGGCTCGGCAACCTCCTTCACGCCCTTGGGTAGGTTCTGCTCGGCAATTTGGTCCACCGCCCTGCTAATGGGGTAGCGGTCTTTGGTAATCAAGTAGGCCACTCGCTTGGCGACCTTCGCCTTGCTGACCCCGAACTCCTTTGCCATTTCTTCAACGCTTGCATCCCGGTTCTTTTTGCGGTAGGCTTCAATTTTCTTGTCCAGTTCCTTTTCTTCCTCGCCTAACTCGGCAAAGGCCAAGCGGATATTCTCATCAATGTTTGCATCAAATCGCATCGGCTTGGAGTGCATCACATGGTAATCGTCTGCATGGCTTCCAAACTTGCTTGCAACCACTTCCAAGACCTTGAACTCTTCATCGCCCCATCCGTAGTCCTCGTCATCTTCCTCGCCCCATTGAGGCTCGCTGAACTCTTGGGATTGCACTCCGAGCATCGTGTCAATCTCTTGGGCCGATAAGCCGAACCCTGCTGATAGCATCGTCCGTGCCATTTCCAGCGTGATTTTCTCTTGCATATACTGGCGCACGATACGCATCAGGTTTTGGTACTCCCTGCCCGATAGTTTCTTGATGTTATCGTTGCTCTGCAATGCTTCCACCGCTTGCGGTTGCTCATCGGGTTGTGCATTCGGTCCAACCACATCGGCAGGCTTTTCCAAAGGTTGCAGACCTGCTTTTTCCCGAAGTTCGTCTTGGGTCATTATCTGCAAGAGGGCCTGTTCGCTTAGTCGCTCCGTGATGGGTTCCACAGGGATAAGTTCCATACCCTCCACCCCATTGAAGGAGCCGAGGTAGTTAATCATTCGCTCCACCTTGCGGACCCGGTCGTTCACATACGTTGCCTTAAACAACTCGTAAGCCTCGACCAATTCGTTGCGTCCACCCAATTGGCCCTCGGTCTTCACCCCGAATAGCATCGGGTTGGTTACACGGTGGGCAATAAATATCTCTTGCTGGATGGCTTTGTTGAGTATCTCGAACTGCTTGTCCATGTCGCTCGGTGTGAGCGGTTCCAGCGTAGGGGCCTTTGCAGCATCATCGTTGAAGGTTACAACGAAGCGACCAGCGTTGTCGGTTCCTGAAAATTTGCGTTTGATTTGACGCTCAATATCCCCCTGTTCTTCGGGTGTCGGAATCCCGTTGTTGAAGTTTATCAAGTATCCCCCCCAAAAGTTGTTTCGCAGGTTGTTGTTGTGGAAGTTGGCTACTTGCACGTCTGCCTCAATCCAAGCGTTCCCTCCGATGTATTCCGGCAAGGGGTAATGCTTCACGCCTGCTGCGTAAACCCGATAGTAGAACAACTGCTTTCCGATGCGGTTCTCGGTGTCAAAGGCAGGGATTTTCTCGATATCCCCGACCTTGGGGAAAAGTTGCATCATATCGTCATTGTACCAGTCAGCGACCTGAAACATCT